CAGAATTTTCCCAAGCCGTTGTTGATTATGTTACACTAGTAGAACAGGCTAAAAAATCCCAAACAACCATTCCAAAAGTACCAGATTACGTGGCGCAATGCTTCTTACGTATCGCCGAGGGTTTGTCTCACAAAGCCAACTTTATTCGCTACACCTATCGCGAAGAAATGGTTATGGATGCGGTTGAAAACTGTCTGAAGGCAATTAGTAACTATAATCTTGAAGCAGCAACACGTACTGGTAAACCAAATGCCTTTGCGTACTTTACACAGATTTCTTGGTTTGCTTTCCTCCGGAGGATTGCAAAGGAAAAGAAACAACAAGATGTTAAAATGAAATACTTGACACAGTCTGGTATTGAGAACTTTATTATTAATGAACACGGAGATGAAATGAGTCAACAGGTAGTTGACGCCTTTGTTGATACACTACGTGATCGTATTGATAAGGTAAAAAGTCAAGATACACTTATTAAAGAGTATGCAAAGACTGAAAAGAAAAAAAGAACAATTAAAGTAGATTCTGATCTGAGTGAATTTTTAGAATGAAAATAGCTATATTGAATGATACACACTGTGGTATTCGAAACTCTTCTGAGATCTTTCTGAATAACGCAGCAGACTTTTATAGTAATGTATTCTTTCCCGAATGTGAAAAGCGAGGTATTCAACATATCTTACATCTTGGTGACTACTACGATCACCGTAAGTTTGTTAACTTCAAAGCTCTCAATCACAATAGAAAACATTTCTTAAACGAACTAAGAGAACGTGGTATGACCATGGATATTATTCCTGGTAACCATGATACCTATTATAAGAATACCAATGACCTGAATTCACTAAAAGAATGTCTTGGTCATTATATGAATGAAATACATATTATTATGGAACCAACCGTAATGGAATATGGGTCACTAAAGATTGCTTTACTTCCTTGGATATGTCAAGAAAACTATGAACAGTCTATGAACTTTATACAAGAATGTAAAGCCGATTGGTTAGGCGCACATCTAGAGCTACACGGATTTGACCTTCTAAGAGGTGTACAATCCCATTCTGGTTTAAGCCATAAGATCTTTGACAAATTTGAATTGGTTCTCACAGGCCACTTTCATACAGCATCACGACAAGATAATGTATGGTATCTTGGAAGCCAGATGGAGTTCTTCTGGTCTGATGCAGGTGATCCTAAATTTTTCCACATTCTTGATACTGAAACAAGAGAAATCGAAAAAGTAAGAAATCCATATACTTTATTTGAAAAAATTGTTTACAACGACGAGAAAATAGATTATAATACATATGACGTTACAAATCTATCTAAGAAGTTTGTCAAGGTTACAGTTGTTAACAAAACCGACGCTTTCCTTTTTGAAAGGTTTATTGATCGTATCCAAAGCCAGGATATCCACGAACTCAAGATTGCTGAAAACTTCCAAGAGTTTATTGGTGACAACGTAGACGTTGATGGTCTGGATGTTGAAGATACATACAAACTTGTCGAAGACTATATCGATGGCGTTGATACCGATCTTGAGAAAGATAGGATTAAAATAAGTATGCGCGAACTTATGACGGAAGCACAGGCTTTAGAAATAGCATGATTCTTTTTAAATCAGTTAAATATAAAAACTTTCTCTCGACAGGAGATAAGTTTACAGAGATCAACCTCAATCAAACAAAATCGACGTTGGTTGTAGGACAGAATGGTGCGGGTAAGTCCACAATGTTGGATGCTATCTCATTCGCTCTCTTTGGTAGACCGCACCGCAACATCAATAAGCCACAGTTAATTAATTCAATTAACCAAAAGGCATGTGTTGTTGAGGTTGAATTTAGCATTGGGAATTCTGACTTTAGAATTGTACGTGGCATTAAACCAGGAATCTTCGAGATCTGGAAAAATGGTACTATGATCAATCAGTCTTCCCATGCTAAAGAGTACCAGAAGATCCTCGAACAAAATATCCTCAAACTAAATCATAAGTCCTTCCACCAGGTAGTTGTATTGGGTTCATCCTCTTTCATCCCATTCATGCAGCTATCGGCAGGACACAGGCGAGAGGTTATCGAGGATCTTCTGGATATTAATGTATTCTCAAGAATGAATCAGCTACTCCGCGACAAGCAGAGTGTACTAAAAGATCAGCTAAAAGAATTAACATACCAGATTGATATTGCAAAAAATAAAATTGATACACAGAAAAAATATATTACAGACATACGAACGTTAACAGAAGAAAATAGAAAAGAATATGAATCTAGGATACATGAATCGCAGAATAGTATCGATGAACTACAAGCTGAGAATAGTAAGCTTAGCTTGGGCCTCGACGAATCTATTCGAGAGGCCGAGGAAAGGCTTTCGGCTTTACATGATAAACGCCAGGCCTTACTGCTCGGAGGTCAAGATCGGACGACAAATCTCACCAACGTCCGCAAAAGGATCCAGTTTTTCGAAGAGAATGAGACGTGTTCCGTATGCGACCAAACCATCACAGACTCACATAAACATGATATTCTCAGATCTGCGAAAGAAGAAGCCAACCAAATACAATCCGAATGCCGTAAGATCGGTTCGGAAGGGACAGAGGTGGAGAAAGAGATTAGCGAGACCGGGAGCGTACTTCGAACGCTTCGATCTAAAGTATCTGAACTCGGTGAGAACAACGTGCAGATTACTGGACTCCTAAAACAAATTAAAGAATACCAGTTATATCTTAGCAAAGGCGTAAGTGCTGATCTTTCCGCTGCAGAAGAGGATCTTTCAGAATTAAATAATTCAAGAGATAACCTACTTGAAAACAAATTTGAGCTTTCAGAAAGTATAAACTATAATAGCGTAATAGGCGAGATGCTCAAAGATACTGGTATTAAAACTAAAATTATTAAACAGTATTTGCCTGTGATTAACAAGTTGGTTAACCAATATCTACAAGTTCTGGATTTCTATGTACACTTTAATCTAGACGAAGCATTTAACGAAACCATTCGATCTAGACATCGTGATACATTTGTATACGATTCTTTTTCTGAAGGCGAGAAACAACGTATTGATTTAGCGCTTCTCTTTACATGGAGACAGATTGCTAAAATGAAAAACAGTGTAGCTACTAACCTTTTGATTCTTGATGAAACATTTGATTCTAGCTTAGACCATGAAGGTGTAGATAACCTACTGAAAATCCTACACACTCTTGACGATGATACAAATATCTTTGTTATATCCCACAAAGGTGAAATACTCGATGGTAAGTTCAATACCAAAATAGAGTTTAAGAAAGAAAAGAATTTCAGCAAAATGGTAGCTTAGTGGTTTACAATGGTATAGATATGTGGTATAATAATATGATTATAAATTGGAGTACATTATGGAACTGAGTGATAGAACGTTAAACGTCCTAAAGAATTTTTCTGGTATTAACCAGAATCTAATTATTCGTTCAGGTAATACAATTAGAACTATATCCGAAGCACGTAACGTGCTGGGTACTGCCATCGTTGATGAACAGTTCCCACAGGACTTTGGTATCTATGATCTGAACGAATTTATCGGCGTCCTTGGCCTTGTTGATACACCTCGTCTTAAATTTAAAGATGAGTATGTTACAGTCGGGGATTCAGTCGGTAGGTCCAAGGTAAAGTATTTCTTCTCTGCCGAAGATACTTTAACTACATCGAAGAAAGACATCACTATGCCAGATCCTGATGTCTCTTTTGTTCTTACAAATGATACGCTGAACAAACTGAAACGTGCAGCTTCAACGTTAGGACATAACGAGGTATCAATTACAGGTAAAGATGGCGTACTGAGTCTTTCTGTCGTGGACTCGCAAAACTCGACATCAAATACATTCTCGATCGATGTTGATGGCGAGTTCAAGCCGGATGTTAATTTTAACTTTATAATTAGTATTGGTAATCTGAAAATTTTACCAGGTGACTATGAAGTTCAGATTTCATCTAAATTAATCACGCAATTCAAAAACAAAGAAGTGAACGTGACTTATTGGATTGCACTAGAAAAATCATCTACTTTTGGAGTATAATGACATGTCAGAACAAGTCGAAGAACTGCAAGATCTTGCAAACAAAACTAGCCGTAGCACGATTGCGGTTATTGATGCTATGACCCAGCGTGGTGCATTTAAAGGCGAAGAACTATCTACAATTGGTACTCTTCGTGATCAATGTATCCAAATGGTTCAACTGTGTGAACAGATGCAACAAGAAGCTGCAATGGATGCAGACGACGAAGAAGAATAATATTTACAATCTTTCCCTTTTGTGATATAATGTATTTTTGTTATGGAGATTGTGAATGTCTAACGACTTCTTGTGGGTAGAGAAATACCGCCCACGTAAAATTGCTGATACTATCTTGCCAGATAATCTCAAGCAGGTATTTCAAAAAATAGTAGATACCGGTGAATTGCCTAATATGCTTTTCACCGGTACTGCTGGTCTTGGTAAGACAACTGTTGCCAAAGCCTTTTGCAATGAATTAGAATTAGATTATATTTTAATCAATGGTTCTGAGGAAGGCAATATAGATACATTGCGAACAAAGATTAAACAGTTCGCTTCATCTATATCTTTGCAGGGAGGATATAAAGTTGTCATTCTTGATGAGGCAGATTATCTTAATCCACAATCGACACAACCGGCTTTGCGGGGGTTCATTGAGGAATTTAGTAACAACTGTCGTTTTCTTTTAACCTGCAATTTTAAAAATAGAATTATTGAACCATTACATTCACGGTGCGGTGTGTATGAATTCAATACCTCTAAAAAAGATATGATTACTCTGTGCGAACAGTTTATGGCACGTGCAGAATACATTCTACGTCAGGAAAACGTAGACTATGACAAACAAACTGTTGTCAATCTAATTATGAAACATGCACCTGATTGGAGGCGTATACTTAATGAGCTTCAGCGACAAAGCATGGTGGGCATTGTGGCTACTGGGTCTACTAATCATACTGGATCCTTTGATTCGCTTTTTACCTACCTAAAAGATAAAGATTTTAAGAAGATGCGTCAGTGGGTTACTAACAATATCGATACTGACGCGTCAGCTATTTTTCGTGGCATCTACGACCAGATGTACGATAGACTAAACCCCCAATCAATTCCCCAACTCGTTCTTATTCTTGCCGACTATCAGTATAAACAAGCTTTCGTTGCAGATCATGAATTGAATGTGGTTGCTTGTATGACGGAGATAATGGCGAATGTGGAGTTTGCATAATGATTATTGAAGAAAATGTAAAACTAGATTATAAGGATGTTTTACTCCGACCCAAAAGGTCTGTACTTACATCAAGAAAAGATGTAGAAGTTAAAAGAGAATTTACTTTTAATAACGGAGAAAAATATCATAATATTCCAATTATGGCTGCCAACATGGATGGTGTTGGTACATTCGAAATGGCAAAAGCACTTGGTGAGTTGGGCTTGTTTACCTGTCTTACCAAATCGTATTCAGTCGAAGAATATATTGAATTTTTTAAATCAAAATCAAGTCTTTCGGATCAACTAACAAAAAGTCATACAGCATACAGCCTAGGTATTAGCGATGATGATGAATATAAATTTGCCGAGGTATATGAAAAAACTAATTGGGGTATTAAATACGTTAATATTGACGTAGCAAATGGTTATACAAAAAGATTTGCTGATTTTGTAAAAAACTTTAGACACTGTTACCCAGACGTAGTTATTATTGCAGGTAACGTTGTAACAGCAGATCAAACACAAGAATTAATATTAAATGGAGCAGATATTGTTAAAGTTGGTATCGGACCAGGGTCAGTTTGCACGACCCGAATACAAACAGGGGTTGGTTATCCCCAGCTTAGTGCGGTTATTGAATGTGCAGATGCTGCTCATGGTCTTGGTGGGCACATTATTGCTGATGGCGGGTGTACAACTCCTGGGGATGTTGCCAAGGCATTTGGGGCTGGTGCTGACTTCGTTATGCTTGGTGGTATGCTTGCTGGACACGATGAAGGCGGTGGAGAAATAATTACTAAGTACTATGCTACTGGAGAACAATGGTTTGATAAGAAAAATGAAACCTACAATCCAGTTATAGAAAGTAAAAAGTTTGTAGAATTTTACGGAATGAGTTCCGATAAGGCAAACGAAAAACACTTTGGTGGATTAAAAGATTATAGATCTTCGGAAGGTCGTGATGTAGAAATTCCTTACCGTGGTGATATAAATAAAACTGTACAGGATATTCTTGGCGGTCTAAGATCTGCCTGTACATATATTGGCGCAGTCAGATTAAAGCACATGAGTAAGTGTGCTACTTTCGTACGTTGTAATGATACACATAATAGAGTATATGAATCATGAATCCATTTGAATATCTCAATGCAATCAACCACACGAAACAAAATGTTATGGTTGACGATCTTACAGAAAAGACGTACAACCCTTTTATGGTTAATCGTAGTCTTTCTTATTTTAATGATACCGCTCTAATTGCAAATGAGATGAACCAACACCACCATCTTGATAACCGTCTACAATTCGACTTTTTTATAAATATCATTAGAAAGAAAAAACGGTTTTCAAAATGGAACAAACCTGAAACCGTAAGTGACGTGGAAGTTGTCAAGGAATATTATGGGTATAGTAATGAAAAAGCCCACCAAGCCTTGTCCCTTCTCACATCCAAACATATTGATGAATTAAAAAAGAAGGTTTACAAAGGTGGAAGAAAATAATTTAATAGAGTGGACCCCAAGCTCAATGCTGGAAGTTACTCTCAACGAACCAGATGATTTTCTTAAGGTTCGCGAAACATTAACACGTATTGGTGTTGCATCCCGAAAAGATAATAAACTGTATCAATCATGTCATATCCTGCACAAACAGGGTAGATATTTTATTGTGCATTTCAAAGAGCTATTCTTACTTGACGGTAAGAAATCTAATTTAGAAGAAAACGATATTGCACGTAGAAATACAATTGCTACGCTAATGAGTGATTGGGGATTAGTTACAATTGAAGGTAAGGGAAAGGTCGAACCTCTCGCTCCATTAAGACAGATTAAAATAATTCCTTTTAAAGAAAAAAATGATTGGGATCTTTGTCCAAAGTATAACATCGGAAACAAATAATGTTAAAAGTTCAAGATTACGATGATTACGAACATTATGTAGAATGCCAAACAGCAGCCAATAAAAGAAAACTTAATTGGCCGTTTAAAAAAGAAGATCATGTTCAGTGGATTAAAAGCAAGAAAATAGGCGCATCAAATATTATTTGTCACGGTACTCGTAACGGTGGCGAACAGAAAATATTTAAAAAATATTATCCCGAAGCATATATCATTGGAACAGAAATTAGTGATACGGCTGATCAATTTGAAATGACTGTCCAACACGATTTTACTAAAGAAAAATCTGAATGGATTAGTAAATTTGATATTCTTTATAGTAATGCATTCGATCATAGTTTTGAACCAGCAGAAACTATTCAAACTTGGAAAGAACAGTTATCATATGATGGAAAAATGTTCATTGAATGGTCTGATTATTATAATGCAAAGTCGTCTTACACAGATCCGGTCTCAGGTACAACACAACAGTTTATGGATTTTTTAATTTCTCAAGGAATAGCAATTGAAGAATTTAATAAACATTTCGGTCTTCTTATGTGTTCGGTAAAAAAATAAGTAATGAATCTTTTTAACAATTATATTATGTCTGTACCTTTTGAAGTTGATGAAATTAATCAAGCATATAAAGGTGATATGATAAAAAAATTCATACACGATAAGATTGAAAACAATTCAAAAGAGAGTGGATATAATACTCTCTTTGATGATCCAGTATATACAAATACAATTAAAAATAAATTTCTGAAAGTAATTGAGGATAAGTTTCGGGTAAGTAATCAACTGAGTGAGATCAAAACTTGGATATATGTTCAGAACAATCAATACTATAATTCTGTTTGGCATAACCACGTAACAACATCAACTATTAATGCAGTTTACTATATTAATCCACCAGAGGTTGGTGGGGAATTAGAACTCACGATGAACGCCCAATCATATAAGTTTAAGCCACAAATTAATTATCTTTATCTCTTTCCTTATTGGATGGAACATCGACCAGTAGTTCAAGAAAGCCCTGATTGGCGAATCAGTGTGAATATTGAATATCTCTGTGAACAGAGAGCTATAGTAAAAGAAACAGGAATATTATGGTAGGGGTTTACAATCAAATTGTAAACCATTATATATAGTATAGGATGCCGAGGTCTCGGGTCCGCTACAAATCTTGCTTGTAAAAGGAGATTCAAATGACAGGCAATACTTTCACGTTCCCTCGTGGAGCATTCGTTGGTTTCGACCACATTTTCAATGATCTAGAAAGAATGGCTTCGGCCCATCAGAAGGATCATTACCCACCACATAACGTAGTCAAACATAATGATGATGAGTATCTAATTGAGCTCGCAGTGGTAGGGTTCAAAGAAGAAGATATTGATATACACATGCATGATGGTATCCTTACGATTAAGGGTAACAGAGAGCAAAGACGTAAACAAGATCTTTATGTTCATAAAGGTATCAGCGGTCGTAAATTCGAAAGGTCATTTAGACTTTCTGAATTTGTAGAAGTCACTGGAGCTACGCTCGAAGATGGTTTGCTTACAATTGCTTTGGAGCGAATCATTCCAGATGAGAAGCGTCCTCGTAAAATTTCAATTACTAACAATTTACGAGGTAACAAAAATGACAACACTAGTACTCAACTACTCAACGAGTCTTCTTGAAAGCATCTGGGCAAATTTAAAGGGTTTTGGAAGAAGCTTAGCCTGCGCAAGACAAATGTCTGCTAATCAAGAAGTAGCAGAATATTTAGTAAGAGCAGGCGAATATAAGGATTATCACCAATGTCTTTACGAGCTTAATCAAAAAGCTATGAAAGAATGGGGTATCAAATAATGCTAAGCTATTTCAAAAAATTCTTTTCTTCTGATCTTCCCCCAGCTAATAGGAATACCCTTCGGGAATTACAATCATTAACTGATAGAGAATTAGAAGATATCGGTATTCACCGTTCCCAGGTTTCTTTGATTGCAAGAGGTTGGCACCCACAACACGGATGGGCAGGCAACTAATGTGGCCTTACACTGAAGAAGAAAATGAGTGGCTAAAATAACATATATAAAGGGAGCAAGGTAACTTGCTCCTTTAACTTTAGGAGAAAGAAATGGCAGCAGAAAACTATCAAGCATGTTTAGATATGATTCTACACCACGAAGGTGGATATGTAAATCATCCAAAAGATCCTGGTGGAGAAACCAACTTAGGAGTTACCAAACGGGTATACGAAGAGTGGGGTGGAACAAAAGATATGAAAGACTTGGAGGTTGAAGATGTTGCTCCGATCTATAGAAAAAATTATTGGGACAGAATTAAGGCAGATGACATTCCCTCTGGCCTTGATCTATGTGTATTTGATTTTGGTGTTAATGCTGGTACTGGGCGCGCTGCAAAATTCCTACAGACTATGATTGGTACAGTTGCTGATGGTGGTATTGGACCAAACACACTTAGAGCCTTAGCTAATTATGTAGAGTCAGAAGGTGTTAAGGCGGCAATTGAAAACTACCAAGCTGAAAGACAATCCTATTATGAAAGCCTTTCTACATTTGAAACATTTGGTAAAGGTTGGACACGCAGAGTAGAAGAAACAACAGAATCTGCCTTGGAGATGATTTAGTAGTTTACATTCCCTCCCGACTGTGGTATAATAGCTTTATATTATTGGAGGTTATATGTCTTTCTATATTTCTGTAGATCACTACGGTAGCAAAATACTTTATAGGGGGTACAACGATGCTGGCAAACGTGTCGAGCATCGTATTCCCTTTCAACCTAAGCTCTTCCTACCATCACCAAAGCCAACCGGCTGGAAAACGATGGACAACAAAGACGTGGCACCTATCCAGTTCGACAACCGCCACGAAATGAATGAATTTGTTAAGAGCTATGAAAATACATCGGGCTTCCAGTATTATGGTTGTGACCGTGTAGTACTGCAGTTCCTTCAGGATAAATTTCCAAACGAAATTAAATTTAATAAAAATATGATGAACGTTGTCAATCTGGATATCGAAGTATATTCAGATGACGGCTTTCCAAATGCCGACGAGGCACGTCACCCGATTACAGCAATTACCGCTAAGTCATCACGTTCTCCTGTGTACCACGTATGGGGTGTAAACAATTATTCTGTTTCAGATTCGATGCACAAGGATCTTCGTATTAAGTACCATCAGTGCGAAGATGAATTAGACTTGCTACAAAGATTCTTGCGTTGGTGGAAGAACGACTATCCAGATATCCTAACCGGTTGGAATATTCGGTTCTTCGACCTACCATATATCCTTAACCGTGTTACACGTATTATGAATGAAAGCGTTGCACGTCAGTTCTCCCCATGGAATTATCTACGTCAACAGAAAATTAATTTCAAAAATAAAAATATGGATTCGTACCAGATCCAAGGCATTAACCAATTAGACTACTTTGATCTTTTCCAGAAATTTGCATACAGCTACGGTGCACAAGAATCCTACCGTCTAGATCATATTGCAAACGTAGTACTTGGTGAAAAGAAATTATCCTACGAAGAATACGGTAACCTACGCAACCTGTACAAAGAAAACTTTCAGCTCTATATCGACTACAATATTAAAGATGTTGAATTGGTACAGAAGATGGATGATAAGCTTGATCTCATTGGCCTTGCTTGTACACTGGCATATAAGGCTGGTGTTAACTTTACAGATATCTTTGGTACCACATCGATCTGGGATTCAATCGTTTATCGTGAACTAACCAAACGACAAATTGTTATTCCACCTATTCGTAACCGTGCAGAACGTGAAGTAGCAGATACAAAGTTTGCTGGTGGTTATGTCAAAGAAGTAGATCCTGGACTATATGAATGGGTAGTTAGCTTCGATTTGAATTCACTTTACCCTAACATTATTGCACAGTGGAATATGTCACCAGAAACATTAGTCGAATCTGGGGATAACGTATCACGTGCAGCTAACGGCGTACTCTTTAATAATTCTTTTGAAGGTGTATTCCCAACACTTGTTAAGAACTACTACGAAGAACGTCGTGTGGTTAAGAAACAAATGCTTGCTGCACAATCGAAATATCAGAAAGAAAAAACACGCGAGCTCGAGCGCGAGATTGCTACCTACCAAAACAAACAGATGGCAATTAAAATTCTAATGAACTCTTTGTTTGGTGCAATTGGCAACAAATGGTATCGATACTTCGATCTACGTATTGCCGAAGGTATTACACTGACCGGTCAACATGTTATTAAGTGGTGTGAGAAAACAATTAACAACGAACTTAATCGTCTTCTTGAAACAGATACAGATTATGTGATTGCAATCGATACCGATTCAGTATACGTTAACTTCAAACCATTTATCGATAAGTTTAAACCAAAGGATCCAGTTAAATTCCTTGATGAAGCATGCGAAAACCATTTCAACAAAGTGTTCGTTCAATCAATGCAAAACCTTTATGACGATATGAATTGCTACGAGAATCGTATGGAAATGGGTCGGGAGGTAATAGCTGATCGTGGTATTTGGTTAGCCAAGAAAAGATATCTACTGAACGTACACAATTCCGAGGGTGTACAATATGCAGAGCCCAAACTTAAAATCATGGGTATCGAAGCTATCAAGTCGTCAACCCCCGAGGTCGTACGGGATAAGTTCAAAGAAATCTTTAAGATTATTATTTCTGGTGATGAGAAAGCAACGCAAGAGTTCATACTAGATTTTAAAAACGAATTTAAGCAACTTGATCCAGAGTCAGTTGCATTCCCACGTGGTGTAACTGATATTACATCCTGGATAGATAATAAAATGCTGTACAAGAAAGGTTGTCCAATCCACGTACGTGGGTCACTGGTTTACAACAACTTTGTTCGAAAAAAGAAACTAACAAACCAATACGAACTCATTCAGAATGGTGATAAGATTAAATTTGCCTATCTTCGATTGCCAAACCAGGTTCGGGAAAACGTTGTTGCATTCCCAAACAACCTACCAAGGGAAATGAACCTACATAGCTATGTTGATTATGAGAAGCAGTTCGAAAAAACGTTTATTGAACCACTTACGTTTATCCTAGATGCTGTTGGTTGGTCAGCAGAAGAACAGGCAACACTCGATGCTTTCTTTGCATAGGGGATTTACAAATGAGTAAAAATGGAGTATAATACACTATGAATGAAAAACATAACAACGATTTATCATTTGGTCCAAATGAAAATGGATATGATGGAGATGTAACATGGGATATAAGAGTAATGGGTGATTGGGTAAATGATATCTACCAAATGCACGAAAAGTTTGGTGTTCACCTGTGGATGTACGATAACCAAAGTGAAACTGAAAAGCTAAATAAATTTTTAGAATTTCGCCTTAAGTTCTTACAGGAAGAACTAAACGAAACTGTAAAGGCATTTGAAAATAAAGATAGTGAAGAAATTGTTGACGGATTAATTGATCTATGCGTTGTAGCTATTGGTACGCTCGACGCCTTTAATGTTGATGCACATAAAGCTTGGAAGGAAGTATATAATGCAAATATGGCAAAGCAACCAGGTATTAAAGAGTCAAGACCTAACCCACTTGGGCTACCAGACCTTATTAAGCCAGAAGGATGGAAAGGACCAAGCCATGAAGGAAACCACGGGGATTTCCCTTACGCTTTTTAAAGGCATTTATGATAACAAAACAAATAGGCGTGTCGATCTATCAGACTTCGACGCGCTTCAACGTGTGTTATATGATCTGGCAAGCGTACCAAGAAAAAGCAAAAAAGATGCTGAGCTTATGTCACCAGCTACATATAAACCTGATACCACGCGTGCAAACGACAATGTTATTCAGTGGGGTGGTTGGTGCGCAGTTGATGTAGATGATTTTGTATTCGAAGGAGACCTAGAAGATGAACTCATTAGTCGCTTTGGTAACTATCGTTGGATTTGTTATAGTACTGCTAGTAGTACGGTTAGTTCTCCAAAGTTTCGTCTTGTCTTCCCTCTTAGCAAAACAGTACGGGCTGAGCGAATCAAAGCTTTCTGGTATGCTCTCCAGACTGAACTTGGCGAACTCGGAGACAAACAAACTAAGGACTTGTCTCGGATGTATTACATCCCTGGAAAATATGCTGGTGCTTACAACTTTATATTCGATCATCCTGACGGTGATCCTATTGATCCAGATATCCTAATTAATAAGCATCCTGCACCAGAAAAAACTGGTAAATCTTTTCTTGATAGGCTACCAGAAGATATGGCAAAAGCTGTTATTGAATATCGTAAATCCAAACTAGACAATACGGATATTCATTGGACTTCATATCGTGACTGCCCATTCTTCCCAAGGCATTTAGAAAATGAATATCGATTGATTAGTAATACAGGTTGGTATCACAAGATGTACCAAATTATGGTTGCTGTTGCTGGCAATGCAATTAAAAAGAATTATCCTATTACTGCGCAGGAAATTTCCAAAATGTGTAGAGAACTTGACATGGATACAGGCAACTGGTACGCTAATCGACCGCTTGATAAGGAGGCCGATCGTGCACTCGAATACGTTTTTAAAAATATTTAAATAAAATGAAAAAGGGGTTTACAATATTTCTTTTTTATGGTATTATATTTGTATAATATAACAGAGGAGAAATATTA